ATGGGAAGGAAGAAGCCAGCCGAGTCATGGGTGATGCGTAACTGGTGGTGGATCGCAGTCGTGGGAGGCGCCGTTTGGCTCGTCGGCAAGGAGGGCAAAGAATTCCTATCCAACGCCTCTGATCTTCCAGCGGCGGTAGAGACGACCATTAATCGATTCAGCAGTTGGTATCACAACGACGAAGCCTGGACTGGCGTTTGGTCGGCGCAGACAGAAGGCTATGTCGACGCCTCTGAACTTCAGCTGTCAGATATCGATGTCCGAGTGGAGATTGATGTTAAGCAGGGTGTAATCGACGGCACTATCGCTACCAAAGCGTTGTGCTCGAGCTTCCCTATATGGGACTTCGTACTCTTGGAAGGGAAAGTCAAAGGCAGTTCGAACACCTTCGAGGGCATTGCCTACGACTTCATCGGAGGTCAGCGACAGAATCTCGCTATGTTGCGCTTCGAGCGAGAGGGGCACCTCATGACCGTGACGCCACTTGAAGGCGCGGTCGGCCTGTTCCCAGAAAAAGCCAGAATTGCTAAGCACCCTGATGAGGTGCCAATGCAGGTCAATGCAAAGACGCCCGGCTATTGCTACGAAGAGAAGATGCAGTTCCTGCAGCTCTTGCAGGAGCAGGCGGCCCAGGAAAAGTCGGCCCCAAAGGGCATACCCTCAACCCCCAGGTAGCTCATACGGCAGGAACCGCACCACCTCCTCCCCCAGCCAGTCGTTGATCTGCCGCAACCGGGCCTGCTCCGGTTCCAGCTCATTGACCGCCCACACCTGGGCGGCATCGCGGATCGAGCCGAAGCCGGCGGCGTTCTGCGGCACGATGCCCATCAACTGCGGCGGGATGCGCAGCATGGCGAGCTGGTCGTCGCGGCTGATGTTCTTGATGGCGCCGAAGTCATCCTTGGCGGCCACCTCGCTGATGGGGATCAGCTGCAGGCCGTCCTTCTTGCCGTTGGGCGCGTACATGAAGAGGTTGCGGAAGTTGCCCGGCCCCTTGCTGTTGCGCATCGCGCTGCGCAGGTCGGTGACGAAGTCTTCGTTTTGGGCGGCGTCGGTCATGTACAGGATGAAGCCCGCATGCGAGCCGTTCTGGAAGTACTTCCGCCGGAACAACGTCGCGGCCTCGTTGAGCAGCGCGCTCTGCAGCGCTGGCAACCACTCGGGCAGACCGTAGATTTCCTGGTCGATGTCGGCCACCCGCAGATGGCAGATGCTGCCCGCCTTGAACTCATGTTCGTCGCGCCACCCGCGCACTTGGTAGTAGCGGTCGAGGTCCAGCCCACGGCGCATGTACTTGGCCAGGCATGGCTGCAAGCCGAGCGCCTGCCGCAGCATGTTGTCGCGCTTCTCCAGGTAGAGGTTGCCTGACCAGCCCATGTCCATGACGATCTGCTCAAACGCTTGGCGACTCAGCAGCCGGTGAGGCTTGAAAGTCCGCGCCAGGGCGTTGCGCTTGAAGATCAGGCCCGACTGCAGATAGACGCTTGCCTTCGACGACTTGGCGAGCCCGTCCAGAGAGACTGGGGGCTCATACCAACGGCCGTTGGCGTAGCACTCGAGGTAGTTGAGGATGTCGCGGCCATCCAGCACCGGTATCGGATCGCCGAAGGTGAAGGCCATCGCCTGGCCCTCCCGGTCCTTGACGATCACCTCGCCTTCGAGCGCCTGCGGTGCTGGCGTAGCCGGCGAATGGTTCCGGCGGTCGCGTCTCTTGCTCATGAGTAAATCTCCATGATGCCGGTGTTGGCCGTCGTCTGGCCCTCCAGCGGCTCGTTGTGCAATGCGTGGAATAGCGCCCACGCGAGGTCCGCGTGGCCGGTGTTGTCGTTGCGCCCGGCGGTGTAGGTGAACTGCCGCCCGCCAGGGGTCACGGTCTTACGGATGGCCATGAGCGACTGGGCGACGTCGGTCCAGCCCGCGTCGAACTCCAGGCGGCCCTTGCTCACCACGTCCCACGCCTTCATCACCAGGCGCGTCTTGACCTCGGGGCTGTAGGAGAAGGTGCGCAGCGACGGGAAGAATTGCTTGACCAGTTGCGCCACCGCGCTGCCCAGGCCTGTGGTGTCGATGCCGATGTAGGTCACCCAGAAGCGCTGCGTGACCTGCCGGATGGTCTCGGCCTGAGCGGTGAAATCCATCCCGCGGAACTGGTGCCGCTCGAGGATGCGGAACTTACCGCCCGGTACCAGCGGGGGAGCGACGACCACCAGGCCGGCAGAGTCGCCGGATTCTGCGGGGTCGTAGCCCACCCAGACCTGCCGGTCAGCGAAGGGCCGGATGGCGAAGGGCTTGTAGTCATCCCAGACCGTCCAGCTGTCGACCATGCACGGCTGCAGCATCGCCAGGGGGAAGATACTCGCACCGTCGTCGACGAACTCGCACATCAGCAGGTTCTGGAACGCTGCGGCGTCGTACTCAAGCCGCAGCTCGTCGATGTCGAAGAGATCGCAGCCACGGCCTTCGGCATCGAGGATCGTGACGATCTGGCGCCAGATGCGGTCCTCGCAGAGCCTTCCCTGCTGCAGCGCACTGTGGCTGACGTCCAGCGTCAGGTGCTGGGCGCTCGGCTTGCCCTTATTGAAGCGCTCGCCTGTCCAGAAGGTGTAGGCCTCATGCGCCATCGAACTGGGCGTCGAGAAGTAGGTCCGGCGGTAGCGCTTCTGCATCGCCATGCCGCTGGCGACCTTGTTCAGCTCGTTGAACTTGTACGTCCAGAAGAATTCGTCGAAGTAGAAGTTGCCGTGATAGCCCTGGGCGGTGCGGGCGTTGGTACCCAGGAAGTGCAGCTCGGCGCCGTTGGGCAGAATGATCGGGTCGCCGGCCAGCTCGACGCCAACCACCTCCCGAGCGAACGCCTGGATGTAGGCCTTGAAAATGTGCGCCTGCGCCTTGCTGGCGGACAGGAATATCTGGTTGCGCCCGGTCGTAAGCGCATCGATCAACGCCTCGCGGGCAAAGTAGAAGGTGGCACCTATCTGCCTGCTTTTCAGGATTGCGCGGGTGCGCTGGCTACCGGCGCGGTACCAGTCGAGCTGGTAGTCGAAGCAACCGTCGAGGAACGCCTCGACCAGCTTCTCGACCTGCTCGTCGGTGATGTCGTTGCGCTTGGGCTTGCGTTTCTCTCCGGCGTTGCGCTTGGCCAACTCCGGATTGAGATCCGTCTCGGTCCCACCGTCCTGGAAGCGCTCAATCCGCGCCTGGCGCTCAAGCTGCCGGCCGAGCAGGTCGATTTCCTTGTAGTCCGCTCCGGACTTCGGGTCCTTCAGGATCAGTTGGACGAGGCGCGCTTCGGTTGCGGCCTGGATTCGCTCGAGGGGCGTAGCGCGGTCCCACTCGTCCCGGGTTTTCCAGCTGTGAAGCGTCTTTTCCTTCTCGCCGACCAGGTCGGCGATCTCGCAAATGCGGAAGCCCTGCCAGTAGAGGTGCTTGGCATGGCGGCGGGAATCGGTAGGCAGGTCAACGATGGCATTCATGGCGCCGATGCTGCCGTTCGCGCGCGCGAGCCCCTACCGGCGCGCCCTGTAGGAACTCGTGCTACAACCCGTGCGCGTTGCCGCGCCACTCCCCTCTGTCGACCATGCCCTCAACGCAAAGGCGCCTGCCGCCACCGTATTGAGGACAGTCCGAATGACCACCCCCGCCAAGAAATTCCGCTCCAAGTGGTTCCGCATCTTCGTCGAGGGCGCGACCACCGACGGCCGCATCATCGAACGCGCCTGGGTCGAGCAGATGGCCGCGACCTACGATCCGAAGACCTACGGCGCTCGCCTGAACTGCGAGCACATCCGAGGCCTGGGACCTGATTCGGTGTTCGGCAGCTTCGGCGACGTGTTGGCCCTGAAAGCGGAAGAGGTGGAGATCGCCGGCGCGAAAAAACTCGGCCTATTCGCCCAGATCGAACCCACCGCCAGTCTCATCGAACTGAACAAGAAAGGTCAGAAAATCTACACCTCTGCCGAGGTACAGCCCAACTTCGCCGAGAGCGGAAAGGCCTATCTGGTCGGCCTGGCCATTACCGACAGCCCGGCCAGCCTGGGCACCGAAGCGCTCAAGTTCAATGCGCACCGCAAACTGCACAAGGACAACCTGTTCAGCGCTGCCGAAGAGGTTGCCCTCGAATTCGAGGAAGTCGCAGACACCGTCGGCATGTTCGCCGCGCTGCGCGACAAGGTCAGCGACCTCCTTGGCAAGGGCAAGGAAAAAGAAGGCAAGGACGCCGCCACCTTCACCGCCCTGGGCGAGCTGATTGAGCAGATCGCAACCCACGGTGCCGAACAGGCGCAGGCCTTCTCCACCCTCAGCGGGAGCCACAGCAAGCTGCAGGCCGCCCACGACAAGCTGCACGCCGAATTCACCGCGCTGGTGAAGAAGCTGGGCGAAACCGACTCCAGCTACACCACCCGGCCGCCGGTCACTGGCGGCGCCGGCCAGGTCCTCGCTGAGTTCTGACCCCCGCAGCCGCACAAACGCCACCCGTTCGGAGAACACCCATGCGTCAAGAAACCCGCCTCGCCTTCAACGGCTACCTGGCCCAGCAGTCCAAGATCAACGGCGTTGAGTCGGTCACGGTGACCTACACCGTCGCCCCGACCCCTGCCCAGAAGTTGGACTCCGCGATCCAAGAATCCAATGCCTTCCTCAAGAAGATCAACATCATCCCGGTCGACGAGGCCGAAGGTGAAGCCATCCTGCTGGGCGTCAACGGCCCGACCGCTAGCCGCACCAACACCAGCGCCGGCGGGCGCCGCAAGCCGCGCGATGTCAGCGCCCTGAAAAAAGACACCTACGCCTGCAAGAAGACCAACTTCGACACCTCGTTCCCCTACCAGTTGCTCGACGCCTGGGCGAAGTTCCCTGACTTCCAGACCCGTCTGTCCAATTCCATCGCCGTGCAGCAAGGTCTGGACCGCATCATGATCGGTTTCAACGGCACCAGCGCCGCCGTGACCACCGACCTGGCGACCAACCCGTTGCTCCAGGACGTCAACATCGGCTGGCTGCAGAAGATGTAGTGGTCAACCCATCCCGGACAGTGGGTTGAGTTTTTCTTCGGCCACCGCAGGCGGTAGCCCGTCGTTGAATTGATGCGGCCTGATCCAGTTGTAGCGGTGCATCAGGTAATGGCTAATGTCCCGCTGGGCTTCTTGCGCCGTCAGGTAGCCCGTCGACGGGATCCACTCCGACTTCAGGCTGCGGAACAGGCGCTCCATTGGCGAATTGTCCCAACAGTTCCCTCGACGGCTCATGCTCTGCTGCATCCGGTAGCGCCAAAGTCGCTGCCGGAACAGACGACTGGCGTACTGGGCGCCCTGATCTGAATGAAACAGCACCTGCTGTGGCTGGCCGCGTTGTTCGTAGGCCATGTCCAGCGCCTTGATCACCAACTCGGCGTCCGGCTTGGCCGAGAACGCCCAGCCGATTACCCGCCGTGTGTGCAGATCCAGCACCGCGGCCAGGTAATGCCAGCGGCCTTGCGCCCAGATGTAGGTGATATCGCCACACCACACCTGATTGGGACGCTGGACAGCGAACTCACGATTCAGCCGATTCGGGATATCTGGCCGCTCAACCGTAGCTTGTTTGTAGGCATGCGAGCCCGGCTGCTTGCTGACCAGGCCCAACTCACGCATCAACCGACGCACCCGGTAACGGCCGATGGTCACGCCCTCTTCGCGCAGCATGCCCAGGATGCTGCGGCTGCCGGCCGAGCCCCGACTCTGGCTGAACAACTGGTTGACCTGGCTGCGTAGCACAATGCGACGAGCATCGACCCGACGACGTCGAAGACGGTGGACGTAGTAGCAAGACCGCGCCACATCGAAAGCTGAACAGACCACTTCCACCGATTCCTGCTCACTCAACTGGTCTATCAGCGCGTACGATCGAGTTCGTCCGACATCAAGAGAGCGGTAGCCTTTTTTAGGATCGCTTTCTCCCGCTCCAGCCGGTTGATCCGGGCTTCCAGTTCCTGGATCTTCTGCTGTTCGGGCGTCAGCGCCTTGCTCTTCGGGGGCACGCCTTGGCGTTCCGCCTGGAGCTGTTTCACCCAACGGCGCAAGGCCGAATCCACCACCCCCAGCGAACGGCAGGCCTCGATATGGCTGTAGCCCTGGTCCAGCACCAGGGCGGCGGCCTCTCGCTTGAACTCGGCGGAAAATGTACGTCGTTGCTTGCTCATCAGACACCTCTCTCAGGGCGAGGATTCTCGCCTAAATCGGTGTCCGGGATCAGTAGACCACTACAAGATGCGCTCCAGCGCGCCGGATCGAGTGATCGAAGAGGGTGTCGACGGCTCTGGCAAGGTGACCATCGGCGCCACCGGCGACTACAAGACCCTCGATGCCCTGGTGTTCGACGCAATCCAGTTGCTGGACCCGTGGCACCGCAAGCGCAAGGACCTGGTCGTCATCGTTGACCCAGCCCTGCTGCACGAAAAGCAGCTCAAGGCCCTGGAAAACGGCGCAAGCTCCAACCAGGAGGCCAACGCCGCCGACGAGATCATCACCAAGACCCGGCTCGGCGGCCTGCCAATCGAGTACGACGCACCGTTCTTCATCGGGGGTGGCGTCTTCGTCACCCCGCTGAGCAACCTGTCCATCTACGTGCAGACCGGCAAGCGCCGCCGCCACATCCGCGAAGAGCCGGACGCCGACCAGGTAGCTGACTACCAGTCGTCGAACGAGGCCTATGTCATCGAAGACTTCGGCGCCTCGGCCCTGGTCGAGAACATCGAGAAGGTCTGACCATGGCTACCCTCGCCCAGCGCACCCAGATGCGCAAACGCGCGGCACTGGAGGCGGCAGCCGCCGCCCCTGCCGCCCTCATGGATGGACTGACCACCTATGAGCTGATGCTCGCCAAGCTGCAGCAGGACCAGCTGCGCCTGAAGCAGGTGCAGTCTCAACAGGGCAAGGCCGCTCTCAAGATAGAGCTGCTGCCGGACTATGCGCCCTACGTGGACGGCGTGCTCTCGGCCGGCCAGGGTGCCCAGGATGACGTGCTGCTCACCATCATGGTCTGGCGTTTCGACGCCGGTGACTTCGGCGGCGGCCTGGATATCGCCGACTACGTGTTGCGCCACGGACTGAAGACCCCGGACCGATTCAGCCGCACCACCGGCTGTCTCGTCGCAGAAGAAGTCGCCACTGCAGCCCTGATCGCACAGAAGGCAGGCGAGAGCTTCCCGAAGGACATCCTGACCCGTACCGCGGAACTGACCGAAGAGCAGGACATGCCGGACGAGGCGCGCGCCAAGCTGATGCTGGCCCTGGGCCGCGCCACCCTGGAAGACCTGGATGAAAACACCCCGGGCCAGCCCGGCCAGTTGCAAGCCGGCATCGACCTACTGAAGCGCGCCATTACCCTGCACGACCACTGCGGTGGCAAGAAAGACCTGGAGCGCGCCGAGCGCCTCCTCAAGAAACACGCTGGTCCCGCCAGCTAACCGAGCGGTCCCCCGCAACCCCGGCGGCTCGGGGCTGATCAGCAGGTTTCCTCCTTGCCTGGCTGTGACGCCCCGACCACCGCCGACCCATACGAGCGATAGGCATGAGCGGATTCGTCGCCGGCGGCACCACCAGCGCGCCATACCCCATCAGCAACGACACCTTCTGGCCTGAGATCGACGGCCAGCAGCTGCGCGCCGCCATGCGCATCGACTCCAGCGTCACCGATGCCCGTCTCGAGGTGGCGACGGTCAATACCATGATCGAGGCCAACCGCGAGCTCGCCGGCTATAGGGCGGCGCGGGAGGCCGAGGGCATCGACAGCCTCGCCGAGGTACCGGCGCCGAATATCAAGGACGAAAGCCAGTTGCTGCACCTCTACCGCCGCGTGATCTATTGCGGCGCCCTGGCGGAGCTGATCGAGCGATACAACAGCTTCGACGCCACCAACAGCGGCGACCAGAAGGTCACCGAAGAGCAGTCCAGCCCGGACCAGTTGCGCCGCGACGCCCGCAAGGCGCTGCGGACCATCCTGGGCATCAGCCATACCACGGTGGAACTGCTGTGATGGCCGTCGTGATCGCCGCCCAGGGCGACACCGTCGACAGCATCTGCTGGCACTACTACGGGCGCACCGCCGGCGTGACCGAGACGGTACTCGACGCCAACCCGGGCCTGGCCGACCTCGGCCCGATCATCCCGCACGGAACCCGCGTCATCCTCCCCGACGCCGCGCCCCAGGCAGAGCAGCGCCAGGTGGTGAACCTATGGGACTGACAACCGACTTCGCCGGCGGCCGTTGCCGCCGCGCCCTGGCTACTCCCCATCCACAGGACGCAAGGAATGCAACAGATGCCTGAACGCCCCGAGACCTGGGCCATGCTCATCGCATGGCTCGAGCAACATCACCCGCTGGTCTACGCGGCCGCGCTGTCCGCTGCGCTGGCCGCCGCTCGCCTCATGTACAGCGGAGGGAGCCTCCGGCGCGCGGCCGGCGAGGGCCTCGTCTGCGGGCTCATCACCCTGGCCGTGAGCAACGGCCTGGCCCTGTTCGGCATCCCGGTGGAGTTCGCCCCGTTCTTCGGCGGAGTCATCGGTCTGCTCGGCGCCGACGTGATCCGCCAGGGCCTCAAGCGCCTCTACAACCGCAAGGCAGACCAGCTATGAGCCAGGCACTCAAACACGGTAGCCGCGGCCAAGCCGTGCGCGTCCTGCAGCAGCAACTCAACCAGCGGGGCGCTACCCTCTCCGTCGACGGTGCTTTCGGTGATGCAACCGAGAGCGCCGTCCGTGCCTTCCAGCAGTCGGTGGGCATGGTCCCGGACGGCGTCGCGGGCAATAAGACCCAGGCCGTCCTCGGCGGCGCCGATCCGGCGCGCTTCCTGCGCCTGCGCGACCTGCAAGCCGCGGCCACCCGGCTGGGCGTGCCGCTGGCCAGCGTACTGGCCGTCAACGAAGTTGAAAGCGCGGGCGCTGGCTTCCTGGACAACGGCAAGGCCGCGATCCTGTACGAGCGGCACATCATGTACCAACGTCTCGCGCTCCCCCGTCACCCCGACGATGACAAAGCGTCGCTGCAGGCACGCGCCGACGAACTCGCAGCCGCCCACTCCATGCTGGTCAACCCGAAACCCGGCGGCTACATCGGCGGCAGCGGCGAGTACCAGCGTCTCGCCCAGGCGCGAATGCTCGACGCCCTCGCCGCCGACGAATCCACCAGCTGGGGTGCCTTCCAGGTGATGGGCTACCACGCCGAGCGCCTCGGCTACGCCAGCGTCGCCGAGTTCGTCACCCGTATGCAGAGCAGCGAGGCCGAGCACCTGGAAGCCTTCGTTCGCTTCATCGAGGCCGATCCCGCCTTGCTCAAGGCGCTGAAAGGGCGCAAGTGGGCCGAGTTCGCCCGGCGCTACAACGGCCCGGCCTACGCCCGGAACCTCTACGACGTGAAGCTCGAGCGGGCCTATGCCCGGCACAGCGAAGCCATGAGGGAGAACGCCGCTTGAGCACACTGCGCCAGGCGCTGTACGGCCTCGCCCTGCTCGGCGCCCTGGCCCTGTTGCTCTGGGGCACCTACCAGAAGCTCCAGGCCGAGCAGGCTCGCGTGGCGCGCGCAGAGGACAAGCTCCAAGCCACCCTGCAGCACAACGCCCGGCAGGCCGCCACCATCACCCACCTCAGTGGCGAGCTCGCCCAGCAGCGCGCCGCACAGGAAGGCCTGCAAGCCAGCCTGGATGCCGTGCGCCAGGTCCGCGCCGCCGATCACCTCGAGAAACAGGAGCTGAAGCGACATGATCCGACACTTCGTGCCTGGGCCGATCAGCCTTTGCCTGACTCTGCTCGCCGGCTGCACCAGCGCCCCGCCATCACCGGAGCCGACGGTTATCGTCAGTGGCTGTCCGATCGTCACGCGCTGCAGCCTGCTGCCGGCGGAGTTGCGGAGCAACGGCGAGCTGAGTGACGACAGCGACTACCTCCTGAGTGCCTGGGCTGAGTGTGCGGCCAAGGTCGACGCGATCTACAACCACAACCAGTACCCTGCGAGTCCACCACCGTGAACAAGCCCAACAGCCTCAAGACACACCTGCTGGCCGCGGTCCCGGAGCTGGCCAACAACCCCGACCGCCTGCTCGTGTTCATAGACAACGGCAGCGCCCGCAGCACTGCGGAAGCGGGCCTATCGTTCGAGTACAGCTACACCCTCAACGTGATCCTGACCGAGTTCGCCGGCCACCCAGATGCCGTATTCATTCCCCTGCTGGCCTGGCTGATGGTCAACCAGCACGAATTGCTGGCCAACCAGGACAAGGGCAAGGAGGCCGTCGCCTTCGAGGCCGACGTACTCGACAACAGCAAGGTCGACCTGTCCATCAAGCTGCCCCTCACCGAGCGCGTCATCGTCAAGAAGCTGGACGACGGCCGGCTCGAGGTGACCCACCCGGACGAGCCGCAGCTCGAACCTTTCCTTCCGGCTGGCAACTGGCAGCTGTACGCCGAAAACATGTTGCTCGCGCAATGGCAGAGCACCGCCAGCGACGCCCTTGGAGACCTGGACATGCCGCACCCCCGTCGCCATGGATAAGCTCAGCGCCCTGGAAGACTGGGCCGGCGCCCTTCTGGCGAAGCTTGAACCGGGCGAGCGCCGCCGGCTCAACCAGTCCATCGGCCACAAACTGCGCCGCAGTCAGCAGCAGCGCGTGGCCGCCCAGCGCAACCCGGACGGATCGCCTTATGCCAAGCGCAAGCCGAAGCAACTGCGCGGCAAGGCCGGCCGCATCAAGCGACAGATGTTCACCAAGCTGCGCCAGGCCAGGTACCTGCGCCTGCAGAGCACCCCGGAGGCTATCGCCATCGCCTTCCTGGGCCGCGTCGCCCGGATTGCGCGCGTCCACCAGGAAGGCCTGCGCGACCGCCCCGAGCGCGGCCAGGCCGAAGTGCAGTACGAGCGCCGCGAGTTGCTCGGCTTCACCGATACGGAAATCGACATGATCCGCGACGAGCTCTTGCAGCACCTGGTCAGCTGACCGCGCTTGTAGCGCCTCCTCCTACACCCCCTGACCAGTGCATCCCGCGCGCGCGAGCCGCAGCATCAGCGGCATGAACGACTACGCCGTGCTCTCCCGCCTAATTGAAAACCTGGTTCGCTACGGCACCATCGCCGAGGTCGACGAGGTGAAAGCTCGTGTCCGCGTGAAATCCGGCGACATCCTCACCGCCTGGCGCCCATGGCTCAGCGCACGCGCCGGCGAGGACCGCGAGTGGAATCCGCCGACCGTTGGCGAGCAGGTTGTCTACCTGAGCCCGTCTGGAAACCTCGCCCAGGGCATCGCCATCTGCGGCCTGTTCAGCGACAGCAAGCCGGCCAATGGCGATCGCCCAGCCCTGCACCGCACGACATACCGCGACGGTGCGGTCATCGAGTACGACAGCGCCGCGCACTTCCTGCGTGCCATCCTTCCCGGCGGCGGCACGACCGAGCTGGTGAGTACCGGCGGTATCACCCTCACCGGCGACATCACCCACAAGGGCAACTACACCCAGACCGGCAACCAGACCGTCACCGGGAAAGTCACCGTCAGCGACGACGTGGTCGCCGCCGGCATCAGCCTTGTCGAGCATGTCCACATCGGCAACCTCGGCGCGCCAACGAGCCCACCGCAATGATCGGCATGAGCAACACGTCCGGCCGCACCGTGCTCAACCGCGCGCATCTGGCACAGTCCATCGCGGACATCCTCACCACCCCGCTGGGCAGCCGGGTCATGCGGCGCGAGTACGGCAGCCAACTGGTCGACCTGCTCGACTGGCCTCTCAACAGCACCACCAGGCTGCAGGCCTACGCGGCAACCGCGATGGCGCTGATGCGCTGGGAACCCCGCATTCGGCTCCGTAGCGTGCAACTCAGCCTGGGGACAGCCGCTGGCGAGGCGATTCTTGATCTGGTCGCCACGCTGACCGACACCAACGAGCCCCTCAGCCTGCGGGTGCCGCTCAACCTCGGAGCCCTGGCGTGAAGACCTTCGCCGCTATAGACCTCAGCCTGTTGCCGGCGCCCAGCGTCGTGGAGCCGCTCGACTACGAGCAGATTTTCGCCGAGCGCAAGGCCTACGCCGTCGCCCTGTGGCCCGCTAACCAGCAAGCCGAGGTAGCCGCCACCCTGGAACTGGAGTCAGAGCCCCTCACCAAGCTGCTGCAGGAGAATGCGTACCGTGAAACGATCTGGCGGCAGCGCGTGAACGAGGCCGCGCTCGCGACCATGCTGGCCAGCGCCAAGGGCGCGGACCTGGACCAGGTAGCAGCGAACTACAACGTCCAGCGCCTGGTTGTCACCCCTGGCGACCCATCAGCCGTGCCACCGGTCGCCGAGGTGCTGGAAGACGACGACAGCCTGCGCGAGCGCGCGCAGATGGCATGGGAAGGCCTCAGCACCGCGGGGCCGCGTAACAGCTACATCTTCCACGCCCGCGCCGCCGACGGCCGCGTCGGCGATGCCTCGGCCGTCAGCCCATCGCCTGCCGCTGTCGTGGTGACGGTGCAGGCCGCCCAGGGCAACGGCAGCGCCCCGGCGGACCTGCTGGCCATCGTCGACGCCTACCTCAACGACGCCGACCGTCGCCCCGTCGCGGACCGCCTGACTGTCCAGTCCGCCCAGGTGCTCGAATACCGTGTCGACGCAACGCTCTACCTGGCCACGATCGGCCCGGAATCCGAGCCGATACTCGATGCCGCCCGGGCTCGCTTGACGGCATACGTCCATCAGCGTCGACGCCTGGGCATGGAGGTATCCGAATCGGCGGTGCATGCGGCTCTGCATGTGGAAGGCGTGAGTAAAGTCACGCTCAGCAACTGGTCGGACATCGCAGCCACACCGGCCCAAGCGCCATACTGCGTCGGCATTACGCTGACACTGGGAGACGAGTGATGCTCAACTTGCTCCCGCACAACGCCACCACGCTGGAGCGCCTGGCCGCCGAAGCCCTGGCGCAGATCGAGCGGGCTCCGATCCCGCTGCGCCAGTTATGGAACCCCAGCACCTGCCCGGTCGCCCTTCTTCCGTACCTGGCCTGGGCGTTCTCTGTCGATCGCTGGGACAGCACCTGGCCGGAGCGTGTGAAGCGCCAGGTCATTCGAGATGCCTACCTCGTCCACTCGCACAAAGGGACCCTGTCCGCCCTACGTCGCGTAGTCGAGCCCATCGGCTCGCTGACAAACATCCTCGAGTGGTGGCAGCAAACCCCTGCCGGCGTGCCCGGCACATTCGAAATCACCGTCGACGTCAGCGACAACGGTCTCGACGAAGAGACCGTGCTCGAGCTCGAGCGCCTGCTCGACGACGTGCGCCCAGTCAGCCGACACCTGACCCGCCTGGACCTGCGCATCACGCCGGACATCCTGGCCCGCCACGGCCTGGCGACGATCGACGGCGACACTCTGGAAATCAGCCCCTGGAAGCAGTGATATGACGACTCCGATGACTCCCAAGTACGGCGGCCTGCTTACCGACATCGGCGCGGCCGCGCTGATCGCGGCGAGCGAGGCCGGGAAGAAGTGGCAACCCACCCATATGCTCATCGGTGACGCCGGCGGCGCGCCCGGCGAAACGGCTGACCCCATCCCCTAGACCGCTCAGACCAAGCTGATCCGCCAGCGCTACCGCGCTCAACTGAACCGCCTGTTCGTCTCCGAGCAGAGCGCAAACGTGCTGGTCGCCGAGCTGGTACTGCCGATGGCCATCGGTGGATTCTGGATACGGGAGATCGGCCTCGAGGACGCCGACGGGAAGTTCGTGGCGGTCGCCAACTGCCCGCCCAGCTTCAAGGCCAGCGTCGAGAGCGGGAGCGCGCGCACCCAGACCATCCGCGTGCAGATCATCCTATCCGGCATGGAGCACGTCGAACTGATCATCGACGACGGCATCGTCTACGCCACCCAGGACTGGGTGACGGCGAAGGTTGCCGCGGACTTCAAGGGGCGCAAGGTGCTGGCCGGCAACGGCCTGGTCGGCGGTGGCGACCTGTCCGCCGACCGCACCATCGCCCTGCCAGCCTCCGGCGTGGCCGCCGGCACCTACCGTGCGGTCACCGTCAACGCCAACGGCATCGTCACCGCCGGCAGTAACCCGACCACGCTGGGGGGCTACGGCATCACCGACGCACTGAACGTCAGCGAGGCTGTCACCACCCCGACGGCCAACAAGCTTCTCCGGCTGAACGCGGACGGCCAACTGCCGACCTCGATTACCGGCAACGCCGCCACGGCCAGCCGGCTGGCGGCGGCTATCACGCTCAGCGCAACCGGCGACGCAACCTGGGCGGCGCGCTTCGATGGCTCCAGTAGCGTCAGCGGCGCCCTGACCCTGGCCAATACCGGTGTAGCCGTCGGCACCTACACGAAGGTCAGAGTGAACGCCAAAGGTCTTGTCACCAGCGCCACATCGTTGACGGCTGACGACATTCCTTGGCTGGATGCCAGCAAGCTCGCCACCGGTATTTTGCCTGTGGCTCGGGGCGGTACTGGCAACGCCATCGGCCAGGCAGCGACTGCACTCAAGCTGGCCTCCCCCCGCACGCTGGCAATCGCTGGGGATGCCACCGGCAGCGCTGCATTCGACGGCAGCGCAAACGCCAGCATTACGGTTACGCTGGCCAATACCGGTGTCGCCGACGGCATCTACACCAAGGTCAGGGTAAACCCCAAGGGTCTGGTCATCGGTGCTACCACGCTTACTGCCGCCGACATCCCCGGGCTGGACGCCAGCAAGATCACCAGTGGGGAAATGGATGCGCTGCGCCTGCCTAAAAGTGTTCGCGGGGTGGTGACCTATGCCGGCACAGCACTCGATCCGAATATAACGACGCAGCCGTTGATTCTGACCAACCACCAGAATGGCCCTGTCGCTGAGAGATTTTTCTACATCCAGTCGATGTTCTATCCGACCGAGACAGGGAACGTGGCACAGATCGCCACCCAGTACGCTGGCGGGAACAATGTCGCCGAGATGTACATCCGCTTCGCGTATACCCAGCCGGTAGCGGTTAACCCAGCCAATCGCGCCTGGACCAAGTGGGTACGCTGCGATGTAGGAGGATCATTTGCAAAAGAACCCGATGGCCGCCTCGGCGACAAGGTGGACCTGAACTATTTCGACCAGTCGGGCTGGGTTTACCAGACGGCAAATACCTATGCTCAGAACGGTTCAAACTACCCGACGCCAAAGGCCGGGCGACTCATCGTTCATAGGGCCGACAATGATTTCGTATATCAGACCTACCAGACTTATGACGGCCTTTCGTTCTACCGGTGCCGCTACGCCGGCTCTTGGATGCCATGGCGCAGAATCTGGGACGACGCGTCGCTGAACTGGAGCACCCTACCCGGTAAACCGTCGACTTTCCCACCCAGCACGCATGTTCACTCCACGGCGAGCAGAGGTGTGAGCGGCTGGTACAAGAACAACGATACGGGGGTGATATTTCAGTGGGTGAACCTGTCTATCGGTGACCACCCTGGGGGAGTTATCGATCGGGTCGTGACGTTCCCCATTGCCTTCCCGAATGCCTGTCTACATGTCGTTCCAACTGTTAGAGAAAACGGCCGTCCTGCCATTCCCGCCTCAACTGTCACGGTTGCAGAAAAAGCCAGAACGGCGACCAACTGCACCATCGTTTCAAGTGAGTACATCGGGAATGTGCAGAACTTCGGCATCAATGTTTTCGCAATTGGCTATTGAGGTGGAACATGTTCTTTTATTGCCCGAAGACTGGCGGCTTTTACTCTCCAGAGGTACATGGTGAACAAATGCCAGCGGAATCGGAGCTTTGGCCTCTGACGGATGAAGAGTACGAGGCACTGCTCGACGCTCAGGGCCAGGGACTGTTGATCGTCGCTGGCGAGGATGGACAGCCGGTCGCCACGCCACCACCACCTCTCGGAGACGAGGCTCTGGCAACGATCGAGCGCGATTGGCGCGACCGCCAGCTCGACGACACCGACGCCCTGGTCGCACGTCACCGCGACGAGCTCGAGGTTGGTACAACGACGCTCAGCACTGAGCAGTACCAGGCGCTGCAGACGTACCGCCGACAGTTACGCGACTGGCCGGAGTCCGGTGAGTTTCCGCTCGCAGAACACCGGCCGGCCGCACCGGACTGGCTCGAAGCCCTCTTCACTGCCGGCGTCTTGTAGCTTCCCGCCGTACAAGCTTCCCTACTCGCCCCTTCGCCGCACGCGCGGCAGCCTGTGCAGTGTCATCCACCTGCACAGGCACACCTCATGGCCGCTGACTATCATCACGGCGTCCGCGTCGTTGAAATCAACGAAGGCACGCGCCCCATCCGCACCGTCGCTACCGCCGTGGTGGGCATGGTCTGCACCGCTGACGATGCCGACGCAACCACCTTCCCCCTCAACAAGCCGGTGCTGCTCACCGACGTCCTGACCGCCTCCGGCAAGGCCGGCAGCGCCGGCACCCTGGCGCGCAGCCTCGACGCGATCGCCGACCAGGCAAGCCCGGTGACCGTTGTCGTGCGTGTTGCCAACGGCGAAACCGCCGAGGAAACCACCTCGAACATCATTGGCGGCGTCACCGCTGGCGGCCAATACACTGGAATGAAAGCCCTGCTCGCCGCCGAAGCCCAGCTTGGCGTGCGCCCGCGCATCCTCGGCGTACCGGGTCTGGACAACCTGGCCGTCACCACCGAGCTGGCCGCCATCGCCGAAAAGATGCGCGCCTTCGCCTACGCGAACTGCTGGGGCTGCGAAACCGTCTCCGAGGCCATCGCCTACCGCCTAGGCTTCGGCGCCCGCGAACTCATGCTCATCTGGCCCGACTTCATCAACTGGGACACCACCGCCAACGCCGAGAAGCCGGCCGCTGCCGTGGCTCGCGCCCTCGGCCTGCGCGCCAAGCTCGACGAGCAGGTCGGCTGGCACAAGACCCTGTCGAACGTATCCGTGGCAGGCGTGTCGGGCCTGAGCAAGGACATCTACTGGGACCTGCAGAACCCCGCCACCGACGCCGGCCTGCTCAACGCAGAGGATGTCACCACCCTTATCCGCCGCGACGGCTTCCGTTTCTGGGGTTCGCGCACCTGCAGCACCGATCCCTTGTTCGCGTTCGAGAACTACACCCGCACCGCGCAGGTACTGGCGGACACGATGGCCGAAGGGCACTTCTGGGCCGTCGACAAGCCCATGCACGCGAGCCTGGTGCGCGACATCGTCGAGGGTATCAACGCGAAGTTCCGCGAGCTCGTGCGCAACGGCTACCTGATCGGTGGCGAGTGCTGGTACGACCCTGCGGCAAACGACGCCACCACGTTGAAGGCCGGCAAGCTCTACCTGGATTACGACTACACCCCGGTACCGCCGCTGGAAAACCTGCTGCTCCGCCAGCGCATCACTGACCGCTACCTGGTCAACTTCGCCGCCGGCGTTACCGGCTAACCCCCATCTATCCGCGCGGCCAAGGCCGCGCCGTAGGAGAGCGCCAGCATGGCCCTGCCCAAGAAGCTCAAGCACCTCAACCTGTTCAACGACGGAAACAGCTACATCGGCGTCGCCAAGTCCGTGACCCTGCCCAAGCTCGGCCGCAAGCTGGAGTCGTTCCGCGCCGCCGGCATGGACGGTCCGGTCAAGGTCGACCTCGGCCACAGCGATGACGGACTGCAACTGGAATGGACCCTCGGCGGCTGGGACCTGGTCGTGCTGCGCCAGTTCGGCGCTGTGCGCGCCGACGGCGTGCAACTGCGCTTCGCCGGCTCCGTCCAGCGGGATGACTCCGGCACCGTCAGCGCGGTGGAGATCGTCACCCGCGGCCGGCATGAAGAGATCGACTTCGGCGAAGCCAGCCCCGGCGAGGAAACCGAGCACAAGATCACTACCACGCTGACCTACTACAAGCTCAGCGTCGACGGCGAAACCCTCATCGAAATCGACCTGCTGAACATGATCCACGTCGTCGACGGCGAAGACCTGCTCGCAGCCCACCGAAAGGCCATCGGCATCTGACCTCTTCCCAGAAAGCGGCGGTACCGGAGCCTGGCTCGCAGGCCGCCGAACCCATTCGAAACCAAGGAGCTGAACCATGACCACCCCCGAGCAATCCACCACGGCCAGCAACCCCAACGAGGGCGTCGTCCCGCTCGACAAGCCGATCGTCCGCGGCGCGAACACCATTGATTCGCTGACCCTGCGCAAGCCGGCCAGCGGCGAGCTGCGCGGCGTCTCCCTGCTCGAACTGATGCAGATGGACGTACAGGCGCTCAGCAAGGTACTGCCGCGCATCACCTCCCCGAGCCTGACGCCCCAGGAAGTCAGTGCGATGGACCCGGCAGACCTGATGGCGTGCGGCGTCACGGTGTCCGGTTTTTTGCTGCAGAAATCGGCGAAGGAAGCGTCCCTCGTCGCGTAGAGGACGCCATGGCGGACCTCGCGCTTGTATTCCACTGGGCGCCGGCGGACATGGACCCGCTGGGCCTGGCCGACCTGATCGAATGGCGCGAGCGGGCCAGAACACGCTGGGAGCCTGACAGTGGCCAATAACCTGAAGCTCGAGGTCATCCTCCAGGCGATCGACCGCGCCACAGCGCCCATCCGCGCCGTCACTCGCAGCAGCACCGGCATGGGCCGAGCGCTCAAGGCATCGCGTGACCAGCTCAAGGCCCTACAGGCCCAGCAGAAGGACATCAGCAGCCTGCGCACCCAGCGCGAAGCGGTTCGCCAGACGTCCGAGAAGCTCGCCGGCGCCCAGCAACGGCTGCGCCAGTACCGCGAGCAGCTCCAGGGCATGGACGCCCCGTCCGCGAGGTTCCAGAAGTCGTTCGCCGCGGCCGCGGCCCAGGTCGACAAGCTCAAGGCCAAGCATGGCGAGCAGCGCGCCGAACTGCAGCGCCTGGTGGGCCAGCTCGGCAAGGCCGGTATCAGCACCAGCAACCTCGGCCAGCGCGAAGGTGAACTGCGCCAGCGCATCGCACAGGCCAACCAGGCAATCGGCAACCAGGAGGCCCGGCTCAGGCGCCTGGGCGCGCAGCAGCGACGCGTAGCCGCCGCCGAGCAGGCCTTCGAGAAGTCCCAGGGCCTCGCCGGGAGCATGGCCGCCAATGGTGCCGGCGCAGCCGCGGCAGGTGCCGCCATGGGGGCGCCGATACTCGGCGCCGCCAACAGCTACATCGACTTCGAAGATGCGATGTTGGGCGTGGCAAAGCAGGTAGACGGCGCGCGCGACGACAACGGCCAGCTCACAGCGACCTACTACGACATGGGCAACGCTATCAAGGCCATGGCCAAGCGCATTCCCATGGCCACCACCGAGATCGCCGCCCTCGTCGAAGGCGGCGCGCGCATGGGCATCCAGGGCAAGGACAACCTGCTGGTCTTCGCCGAAACCGCGGCGAACGCAGCCACGGCCTTCGAACTGCCGGCGGACGAGATCGGCGAGAACCTTGCGCGCATCGCCAACCTCTACAAGCTGCCCATCAAGAACGTGGGCGAGCTTGGCGACGCGATCAACTACCTGGACGACAACGCCCAGTCGAAGGGTAGCGACATCATCGATGTCCTCCAGCGCACCGCGGGTATCACCACCTCTGTGGGCATGAGTTTCAAGGACGCCGCCGCGCTCGGCTCGACGTTCCTGAGCCTTGGCTCGTCCGCGGAAGTGGCCGCGACGGCGACCAACGCCATGATCCGCGAGCTGGCCATCGCCAACGAGCAGCCGAAACGTTTCCAGAAGGGCCTGAAGGCCCTGGGCTTGCAAGCCGACGCCATCCAGAAGGGCATGGCGAAAAACTCCACCGCCACCCTGCAGATGGTGCTGGAGTCCATCAAGAAGCTGCCCCAGGCCGAGCAGCTCAGCGCCACCACTCAGCTGTTCGGCAAGGAGTTCGGCGACGACGCGGCGAAGCTCGCGAACAACCTGGGCGAGTACCGCCGCCAGCTTCAACTCGCCAACTCCGAAGCCGGCAAGGGCTCGATGCAGCGTGAGGCAGATATCCGCGCCGAGGCCCTCTCCGCCCGCCTGCAGATGGCGAAGAACCGCACCTTCAATCTCTCCGCCAGCATGGGCGAAACACTGCGACCGACCATCATCAGCCTGGTCGAGAGCTTCAACCAGGTGCTCGCCAAGGTCAGCGCCTGGGTCAAGGAGAACCCCGAACTCACTGGGCAGATACTCAGGGTCGTCGCTGGCGTGGCAGCACTGGCTGCAGGCTTCGGCGCCGTGACCCTGGCCATGGCCAGCTTCCTTGGGCCGTTCGCCATGGTGCGCTACGGCCTGACGCTGTTCGGCCTGCAGGGCGCCAGCCTGGCGGGCTCGTTGCTCAACCTCGGCCGCAACGCGCTGCCGCTGGTTCTGCGCGGCGTGCTGCTGATCGGCCGGGCGCTGATGCTCAACCCCATCGGCCTGGCGGTGACCGCCATCGCCGGCGCGGCCTACCTGATCTACAAGAACTGGGCGCCTATCAAGGCCTTCTTCCTGGGCCTGTGGGAAGAGGTCAAAGCCGGCTTCAACGGCGGATTCGCCGGGATCGGCAAGCTGATCATGGACTTCAGCCCTCTTGGCCTGTTCTACCGGGCGTTCGCCGCAGTCATGAGCTACTTCGGCGTCGAATTGCCGGGCAAATTCTCCGCCTTCGGCGGCATGCTTCTGGACGGCCTGGTGAACGGTATCCGCAACAAGCTGGGGGACGTGAAGAAGGCCATCAGCGCGGTGGGCGACAACACCGTCGGCTGGTTCAAGCAGAAACTGGGGATCCACTCGCCGTCCCGCGTCTTCGCCGAACTCGGCGGGTTCACCATGTCCGGCCTTGAGCAGGGCCTCGCGGACGGCCAGAAGGGACCGCTGTCGGCCGTGCTCGACCTCGCCAAGCAACTGGCCACCGCCGGTGCGCTGACGATCGGCGCCAGCGGTTCGGCCCTGGCCCTGGACACCCGCCCCCCGCTGGTCCCCGCGGGAACATCCGAGCGACCTGTAGCAGCACAACCGGCGCCGATCATCATCCAGGTGCAGGCCGCGCCCGGCATGAACGAGCAACAGCTCGCGCGCCTGGTGGCAGCAGAGGTGGCCAAGCTCGACAACCGCCGGCAGGTCAACGCCCGCAGCCGCATCACCGACAAGGAGTGAACCGCATGGCCCTGATGGCATTCGGCATGTTCGTGTTCAGCCTGGAGACCGCCGCCTACCAGGACTTCCAGCGCCAGACCGAGTGGCGCCACGGCAGCACCAGCCGCATCGGCACCAACCCCGCGCGCCAGTTCCTCGGCCGTGGCGACGAGAGCATCACCCTGCAGGGCGTCCTGCTGCCAGCCCTCGCAGGCAGCGTGCTGAGCCTGGATACGCTGCGCAGCATGGCGGACACCGGCAAGGCCTACCCGTTGATCGAGGGCACCGGCCGCATCTACGGCGTCTGGGTCATCGAGAGCCTGAGCGAGACCCGCACGATCTTCTTCGGCGACGGCGCCGCGCGGCGCATCGAGTTCACCCTCTCGCTCAAGCGCATCGACGACGGCCGCGTAGACCTGCTCGGCAGCGCCATCAGCAGCGCCGGGAACATCCTGAGGCAGATTCTGTGAGTCTGGTGGACCTGGCCGAGACCTACCTCGGCAGCGCCGCCAGGAGCTACCGCGAGGCGAGCAACTATCCACGGCCGATCTGTCGGGTAGTGGTCAATGGCAACGACATCACCGCCGCCGTCGAGCAGCGCCTCATCAGCATCGAGGTCACCGACAACCGCGGCATCGAGGCCGATCAGCTGGAAATCACCCTCAGCGACCACGACGGCCTGCTCGCCATTCCCCCCCGCGGCGCCAGCGTGCAACTGTGGCTGGGCTGGAGCGACACCGGCCTGATCGAGAAAGGCAGCTACACGGTGGACGAGACCGAACACAGCGGCGCGCCGGACGTGATCAACATCCGCGGCCGCAGCGTCGATCTGCGCGGCGAACTGAAGAAGAAGCGCGAGCGGAGCTGGAGCGCCACCACCCTCGGCGCGGTGGTGCAGGCCATCGCCTCGGCGCACGGTCTCACCGCAGTGATCAGCGCCGCCCTGGGCGCCATCGAGTTGCTGCACCTGGACCAGGCCAACGAGTCCGACGCCAACCTGCTGGCCCGCCTCGGCAGCGAGCACGACGCCATCGCGACGGTGAAGGCCGGTCGGCTGCTGTTCATGCCCACCGGCAAGAGCACCTCCGCCAGCGGCCTGGCCCTGCCGCATGTGGTGCTGACACGCCAGGACGGCGACCAGCACCGCTACCTGGAAGCCGACCGCGACGCCTACACCGGCGTGAAGGCCTACTACTACGAGATCAACAGCGCCGAGAAGAAGGAGGCCATCGCCGGCGGCGGGGAGAACATCAAGGAACTGCGGCACACCTACTCCGACCAGCAAAGCGCCGTTCGCGCCGCGCGCGCCGAGTGGAAACGCCTGCAGCGCGGCACTGCCACGCTGTCCTACACGCTCGCTAGGGGCCGGCCGGAGTTGCTACCCGACCAGACGTACACCCTCGCCGGTATCAAGGCGGAAATCGCGGCCATCGTCTGGCTGGGCGGCAACCTGCGGCACTCGTTCACCCCGGAGAGCTTCACCACCAGTCTCGACCTGGAATCGAAGCTCCCGGACGGCGACGACGTGGCCGATCTGGCCGAAGAGACCAGCAACTACACCGGCATCCTGGCCTGGTACCGTGACGAGAAGACCGGCAAGCAGCACACCATCACCGCCGGCGACCAGACCCGGCCGCGGCGGCTACACCACCTGTACGTCAGCAAGGCCACAGCGAAGCGCGCAGTAGATCGCGAGTGGAAGAGGCTACAACGGGCTCAGTCTTCCACTTAATCTTTTCGGATCACGTGGGCCTCCCGACGCCCCTCTTGGATGTCCTTAATTTCACGACCTTTCTCCATTTGCTCAGGAGTCGGGTCAGGAAGGTTCATGAGAAAAGGAATCCATCTGTCATGGATTCCCCTGAGCGAAACCTCATCAGTAGTGCCGCACTCTGCTTGGCCCAATATAAGGGCCATCAACTCAGGAGAAAGGTCTTTCCCTTCGAAGTACCTCTTAAATATCCAAAGATAGATATCCACGATCTCCAGGCCAACGCTTTCATCCCCTGCGGTCGGCGATATTGGAATTGCAGGCATATTCCTCAGATCAAGCTCAGGCACCCCTACCCCACCTGGAAATACATGACCTTTGCCTTGAGCATATATTCCGGCGAGCCATTCCTGCGCTCTGTTGAACTGTGTTTGCCGATCAACAACTACCCTAGACGCCTCAACATTGGAATCACCCAACCTACGTGCAATGGTGTGCATCACAGATTGAAAGCCGATAAGGTTTGGTGAAATCTGCAGCGTATCGTCCCTATCATAGGCGTTGTAGTGTATCTCCTCAGGATTAGCTGCCGCCCACCGCAAACTGTCCAGAAGAATTTCCCGCAGACGCCTATCGAATACTGACAACTCAACTCTACGAATTAACTCTTCGCACAACTCCACATACTGAGGATTGGCAACTTCATCCCGTGTATTTATCCTGATTTCCCAAGCTTTCTTTAAGAGCTGCTCGTCAAACAACGGTGGAAGCTTCAAAAGAAGCACGTACTTTAACGGCGACCAGTACCACATCCATGGAACAGCTGGATTCAGACCCTGGTCAAATGTTTGATCAAAAAAACTAATTAAGGCATGATCGGGCTTCATTACCCTTAGCAAATCAAATGTGAGACCGAACTCAGCTGTAATAGCAGCTATATCCTCGGCGACCGAGGATAATCTAGCGACTCCAAGTTCGTTGGAATGAAGTCTCGCAACCCCCAGTTTCTCGCGCACAGCTCTCACTGCATCTACAGCGACATCATCTAAGTCGACCACAGACGAAATAAGGCCGTAGTACAAAACAGGCTGATTGGCGTCAAAGAGGTTCAGACCTGTATGCCCGCTCTCGTCAACATAGAAATACATGAATCCCCCTAACAAGCCATAATGACCCCCGCGAGCGGGGGCCACACTCAGCTTTCCATTTCGGCAAGCCTTGCCATGCCTTCTAAAAGTTGCCGCACTGACCGTTGATCTTTCTCGGCCAGGCGCCGATACCGGCTCAACAGAACCCGCTCCTGACGGGTGAGCGCTTCGAACTCAATCACATCCGTGGTGACCAGGCATTCCTTCTTGTACTGCTCCATCGGGTACTCCCTCACATCCTCGGGCGCCCGGTATCAACTCGATACCGTCCAACAGCCCGCGGGAGTTATCCATTCTCTGGACGCCGATGTGTGCCACCAGCCGACAAAACGCCTACAGAACCCAGCGTTTCAGGTCGGCAAGTCATCTACTTGAAGGTCAACAGGCACATATCACCTGGGCAATACCTCGCAGTTCCAGACCATTCAGCAAACTCTTCCCTCGGAATACCTCACCGTCAATAGCCTGATCGACTTCATGGCCATTTCCGCCACTCAGCGCAGCCACAGCCTTGGTGGCCAGCTCGCGATTCTTCTTCACCTTATCGGCGAGGTCCGCATCCTGGGCATTGATCCAGGCGACGTTGATGCGGTTGCACCGGAACTCCACCGTCACGCCGACGGTGTCGTCGAGGAACTTGTAGCGAGTCAGATTGCAGCCGTCGTCCTGCTCGTTGGTCTTGGCTATCGGCGCTACATCCATGGCCTGCAGCAGATCTTTTTGGTTGACCTTGCTGACATCTGCGGTGGCGGAGAGGGCGAGTAGCGAGGCGGGGATAGCAAACAGGTAGTGGGCAGTACGCATTGTTCCTCCCTGGAACACTTGGGGGTGGGTCAGTCCGTGCGCGGCATCGTTGCAGCGAGCGCCATGCCATGCGCCATACGTTCGAAGGCGGCGCGGTCACTATCGGAGAGTTGGCGGAAATAAGACAGGAGGAGAGCTTCGGCGTCACTGATTTGATCATCGCCAGCGGCTGCGCGGATCGCCGTGAGCACATACCCACAGTCGACCCCGTGCGACTCCAGCGCTTTCAAGTAGCGCACGTCCGGGGAGCTGCTCTCCAGTTCATAGGCTTTTTGGGTGCCACGACTGACCCCGCCGAGGGCGCCAAAGTCCGTTTGGTTGAGCGCCAGACGTTCGCGCTCTTCCCGCAGGCGGACGCCTATTCCTTCAGCGATGAGCATTTTTTTGTTCAACCCAGTTGACTTGAACAGTTTTCTGTCCAAGAATCCCGACACATAAACACGAATAAACACAGACGAACACACTATGCCCGCCCTCCTTACACCCGAGCAAGCCCGCTCATCCCTTGATCGCCAAGGGATGAGCATCGCTTCGTTCTGCCGGCGTCATGAGTTGAACAAAAATTTGGTCAGCGACCTTCTGAACGGCAGGAAGAAGGGCCGTCGCGGTGAAGCCCACCGCGCAGCTGTCCTCCTAGGCATCAAGGACGGCGTGATCGAACAGTAGTTCGGTCGGTTCAAGGGGAAAACGAGAACATGAAACGCCAGATTCTTGATAGCCGCCGCAAGGCCGTGATGGCCGCCGTAGGTGCATTCCCAGGCGGCCGCGAGTGTGCCGCTGTGCACCTCGGGATCGAAGGAAAGCGCTTCGACAACCAGCTCTATGAAAACCCGGGCCATCGCCCGCTGACCGACGAGCAGGTCCGCCAGCTGGAGCGCATGAAAGGCACCACCTTCCTGGCCGACTACATCGCCCGCCTCTACGACGGTGTCTTCGTTCCGATGCCCGAAGACGGCCCGCTCGACAACCTCGACCTCTATGCGCGCTCGCTCGCCACCGACGTGGCCGAGGGCGCGGTCGACAAGATCATCGCCAAGGCGCTGGAAGACGGCCGCCTGACCGAGGAGGAAATCGCCAGGATCGTCGAAGCCCACCGCATCCACATCGCCGCCAGACACGCCGAGGTCGGCGCCGTGATCACCTCGCACCGGGAAACTCCGGGCGGGAAGGAACAGCAGTAAGCGCACGACGCGCCGTTTATGGCTACGGCCAGCGCCGCGATGCGGCTCGGGGAGAGTAAGGATGAGCAGCTACAAACTGGTTTGCCCGCATTGCGCGTCGAGGATGCGCATCCGCACCAGCGATGGGAAGCACATCTTCCTGCGGGTCGCCTATCTGCAATGCACCAACGAGGCCTGCGGCTGGTCGGTGCGCGCTGAGTTCGAAATGACCCATGAAATGAGCCCGTCCGGCATGCCTAATCCGTCGGTATACCTGCCGCCGGCACCCACGGCGCTGCGCCGCGAGGCCATGCGTCAACAGGGCGACAACCAGCTCGACCTTCTGGAGCCCACCGCATGAACGTCACCCCATTCACCCAGCAGCAAGCCGACGACTACCGCACCTTCATGCAGCAGGCCGCGCGCCGCTTCATCGAGAAGCACGCCGCCGAGCATCTGGACGACGACGGGTTGTTCGAGCGCACCGTCAGCTACCTGGTCAACTCCCTCGACGTGCCGGCCTTCATGGCCGGCCGCCTGGCGTTGCTGGCCATGAGCGAGCGTCTGCCCAAGGGGCTGGCCTGGGTCGCCTTCGACATGGCCACCGGGCCTGACCAGAGCGTGCGCATGGTCCTGGACCGTCGCACCGGCCAGTTCACCCCGCTGCCCTCTCGCTTCCTGCCTCACCGATTCCTGGCCGCTCCGGCCGCCCACTGACCATCCGACGCTCAGCCCCACTGCCGCGGGTTTGGGGAAGTTGCACCCGAAAACCGAGGGACAGGCCATGCCAGACGCCGTTTCGATCCAGTTCGACATGCCCAAGCCGGTAGCAGAAGCCCTGCTCACCAACCTGCGCGCCGAACTCCGCCGCGGCCTGGTCCAGCACTGGTACGACGACCGCTACCGCACGGTGCCGGAAGGCCTGCGCAGCAGCCGGATTCTCGACGACTACCCGGCCCTCGCCGGCCAGAAACGCACCATAGGCGCGCTCCGCGCCGCACTCGCCGCCAACCTGTAAGGCCGCTGATTCATGACGATGCACGAAAAACTACGGGCAAAGGTCCTGCCAAAGCTGGAAACCGACTACGGCCTCAAGCACATGAAAGGGACCAACTACATGCGCAAGGGCAAATGCCCGGCGCACCGCTGCGGCCAGAAAACGCTGTACACCTTCTTCGATTCGCCCTGGATGCTGATCTGCGGCCGCCCGGAGGCCTGTGACCACCGCGTGCACATCAAGGACGTCTACCCGGAGTTGTTCAACGACTGGAGCGACCAGGCGCCGGCCACCCCCGATAACCCTACCGCCACCGCACGTGCCTACCTGGAGTTCGCCCGGGGCTTTCGCCTGGAACTCATCGATGGATGGTTCACCCAGGAGAACTACTGGGACAACAAGCTCAAGATCGGCAGCGCCACCGTTCGCTTCGCCCTGGAAAAGGGCGGCTACTGGGAACGGCTGATCGACCGGCCCGAGCGCTTCGGCAAGCAGAAGGCCCGCTTCAAGCAGGGTGAGAGCTATAAGGGTGTCTGGTGGTGCCCGCCGACGCTCGACCCGACCGAGGTCGACGAACTGTGGATCGTCGAGGGGATATTCGACGCCATCGCCCTGATGCACAACGGCCGCGCGGCCGTATCGATGATGTCCAGCGCGCCCTTCCCCGCCGAATCCCTCAAGGCGCTGAAGAAGCGCTGCCAGGACGAAGACAAGCGCATGCCGCGCCTGATCTGGGCGCTGGACAACGAGCCAGTCGCCAAGGCCAACGCCCGGCGCTGGGCGAAGGAAGCACGCGAGCTGGGCTTCAAGTGCGATGCCGCGGTCATCCCTCAGCGCGGCGCCAGGAAAATGGATTGGAACGACCTGCACCAGCGCTGGGCGTTCATCGAGGGTGACGACGCACGCACCAAGCGCGTCGAGCTGGACCTCGAGGAGGCCCGCTACGAAGGCTCCCTGCTGCTGGCCGAGACGGCCGAGGAAAAGGGGCTGCTCATGTATTCCTGGAACGAGCGCAAGGAGTTTCATTTCTCGTTCCGCTCGCGCCTGTACTGGTTCAAGCTCGACATCGAGGCCTACGACCGCGCCATCAAGGAGCTGGAGAGTTCGGAGAACGCGGAAGACCAGTTGCTCAACGACAAGCAGCGCCGCGAGAGGGCGCTACGCCGGGCCGGTTGCGTGGTTCGCATCGGCAACTGCTACTTCCAGGCGCTCTATTTCATGCGCAACGAGCAGACCGACGAGGCCTGGTACTACTTCCGCGTGGAGCGCCCGGACGCGCCGACCGTCAAGGCGACCTTCACTTCAGCCCAGATTTCCGCCTCGGCCGAGTTCCGCAAGCGCCTGCTGAACGTCTGCAACGGCGCCATGTTCACCGGCACCCCGCAGCAGCTGGAGCGCATGCTCGAGCCCCAGCTCGATCGCCTCAAGTCCGTGCACACCATCGACTGGATCGGCTACACCCGCGAGCACGGCGTCTACGTCTTCAACGACCTGGCGATCGCCGGCGGCAAGGTCCACAAGCTGAACGAGGAAGACTTCTTCGACGTCGACCGCCTGAGCATCAAGAGCCAGAGCCAGTCGCCGGTGCTGCACATCAACCCGGACCTCGCCGCCTACAACGAAGGCTGGTTCGAGATGTTCTGGAAGTGCTTCGGCGTGCGCGGGGTGGTCGTGCTGGCCTGGTGGCTCGGTGCGCTCTACGCCGAGCAGATCCGCCAGATTCACAAGTCCTATCTGTTCCTGGAACTGATCGGCGAGGCCGGCTCCGGCAAGACCACGCTGGTGGAGCTCTGCTGGAAGCTGACCGGCCGCACCGAGTACGAAGGCTTCGACCCGTCCAAGGCCACCCCCGCCAGTCGCGCGCGCAACTTCGCCCAGGTCGGCAACCTGCCGGTCGTGCTGATCGAGTCCGAGCGCGAGCAGAAGGAAGGCGCGCCGGTGAAGCACTTCGACTGGGACGAGCTCAAGACCGCTTACAACGGCCGCAGCGTCCGCTCCATCGGCGTGAAGAACAACGGCAACGACACCCGCGAACCACCGTTCCGCGGCGCCCTGCTGATCGCGCAGAACAACGCCGTCAACGCCTCCGAGCCGATCCTGCAGCGCCTGGGTCACGTCAACCTGACCCGCGAGCACCAGACCCCGGAGACCAAGCTTCTGGCCGAGTTGCTCGAGCGCATGCCGGTGGAGCAGCTCAGCGGCTTCCTGGTGAAAGCCCTGCAGCCCGAGACCAAGATCATGGCGCTGCTGGACGAGCGCACCTCCGGCTACGAGCAAGAGCTGCTGGCCATTCCGGGCATCCGCACCGTGCGGATCGCCAAGAACCACGCCCAACTGCGCAGCCTGGTGGACTGCCTGCAGCTGGTGGTACCGCTGGACAGCGAACGCGCCCAGCTGGTTCACGCCGAGGTCAGCCGCATGGCCCTGGAGCGTCAACAGGCGATCAACGCCGACCATCCGGTAGTGCGTGAGTTCTGGGACCTCTTCGAGTTCCTCAACGGGCCGCTGAACGAACTGCCCGGCAACCTCAACCATTCCCGCAAGAAGGAGTTCGTGGCCGTGAACCTCAACGAGTTCATCGAGGTGGCGGCGAACAAGCGGCAGCAGGTCCCCAACCTGGGCGAGCTCAAGCGGCTGCTCAAGACCAGCAAGTCCCCGAAGTTCATCGAATCCAACAAAGCCATCAACTCGGGTCGCCAGGTCGACGCGTTCGACAAGCCGAAGACCGTCCGTTGCTGGCTGTTCCAGCTCGTCTGACAACCCCGCCGGGGCGCGGCAACGCCCGGGCAACAACCCCAAGGAGAAGCACCATGCAGAACGATGAAACCCCGCTCTACGAACACAGCCGCGGCGAATGGATCGCCACGCTGACGCTCACCGGCCTGACCCTGGTCGTCCTAGTCATCGCCGGCTACTACGCACCGGCCGTCCTGGCCACGCTGGGAGCGAGCGCATGAGCCTCGCAGCAACCCACCGCGACATGAGGGACGTGTTCGACGAACTGTTCCAGGTCGACCAGGAGCGGCCCGCGATTCGCACGGCCGGCATCGAGGCGCTGCAGCGCCTGGTGCCTGTCGCCCAGCGCGATTCGGGGCAGAGCGGCGTGATCGGTCGCTTTCTACTGGGCCTCTACAACGGGCAGTCCTTTCCCTTCGACCTGACCGAACTGCGCCGCCTTGACCTGGGCCTGTTCGACGACTGCCTCGCGGTCCTGCGCCTGGACAACACACCAGAACAAGAGGTGCACACCTACCTGCCCAACGGCGACGCCATCTGGTCGGAGTTCCGCGAACGCTGGGCCTGAGCCCGGAAACAAGAAGGCCCCGGTGAGCGGCAACTCACCAGGGCCTGACCAACCCCAAGGAGAAGCACCATGCAAGTACAAACCCCCGAAGTCAGCGGAACGAAGGCTACCACTGCCCGCACCCGCCCCACCATGGCCAGCCAGCGGCTGGACCTGCCAAGCATCTGCGACATCTGCGGCAAGGCCCGCTCAACCCGCAAGCACGCCGCCTGCAGCCGCATACGCCAGCAACTCAAGCGCGACGAGTGGGCGACCTACATGGCCAACCTTACGGCCAAGAAAGCCCAGGGCGGACGTCGCTATGCTCGTTAAACGCACCTACAAACACTTCGGTTTCTGCTGTGGCTTGGGCTCCGGCGCCGCTGGGTTCAATGACAGTTCCCTACAGATCGCCAACATGCTGGGCAACTGGCGTTGCATTGGCGGTGTCGATATCGATCCCGCCGGCCTGGCCGATTTCGAGGAGTTCACCGGCACCAAGGGCACCTTGCTCGATCTGTTCACACGGGAACAATACATCGCGTATCACGGCAAAGAGCCGCCACCCGGCTGGAAGGAAGCCACTCTCGACGACATTCGCCGTGCCGCCGGCAACGAGGACCCAGACGGCGTATTCATTAGTAGCCCATGCAAGGGCGCCTCTGGGCTGCTGCCCGAATCCATGAGCGTTACCCCGAAATACATGGCCCTGAACGAGCTGACGCTCCGCTGCGTCTGGCTGATGCTGGAGGCCTGGCGACACAACCCGGTCAAGCTGATCATCTTCGAGAACGTCCCACGCCTGGCTTCCCGGGGCCGCTATCTGCTCGACCAGATCGTCAAGCTGTTCCGCCACTACGGCTACGCCGTCGAGGAAACGGTCCACGACTGCGGCAAGATTGCCAACCTGGCACAGAGTCGCCCGCGCTTCCTGCTGGTCGCTCGCCACCTGGAACGTGTCCCGGCATTCCTCTACCAGCCACAGACCCACAGCCTGCGCGGCGTCGGCGAAATCCTCGACCGCATGCCGATGCCCGGTGACCTTGCCCTCGCTGGCCCGATGCACCGTGTCCCAGCGCCTCACTGGAAAACCTGGGTCCGCCTCGCCCTGGTGGAGCCGGGCAAGGACTGGCGATCGCTCAACCGACTGGCGATCGAGGACGGCTACCTGCGCGACCTGATCATCGTGCCGGAGTGCCACAGCGGGTATCTGGGCGTGCATGGATGGGGAGATTCAACCGGTACCATTGCCGGCCGTAACAGTCCCACCAATGGTGCCTACTCGGTTGCCGATCCTCGGCCAGTCAGCAAGGCAGAATACTCCCAGTACGGAGTAATCCCTTGGAATCGCCACTCCGGCGTGGTGACCGGGCAGCGCAGCCCAGGGCAAGGCCCGTTCAGCGTGGCGGACCCTCGCCCTGACTGGAACCGCCATTCCGGCAACTTCCGCGTCGTACCCTACGATCGAGCAGCCGGAACAATCATCGCTGGCGGCAAGGGTGTACAAGGTGGCTGGCAGTCGGTGGCCGACCCGCGTGTCCTTGATCGTAAGAAGGGCGACGCATACCTCACCGGCGGCCACTATGGCGTGGTCGGCTGGGACAACTCCGCTGGTGCGGTATCTGCCAGCGCCCGTCACGACAACGGTCGCTGGTCCGTCGCAGACACCAGGCTGCCAGCGGCGAATGACCGTTTGACCTGTGTCATCTGCAGTCCCTCCAACACCTGGAATAGGCCGTTCACCACCTTGGAGCTGGCCGCGCTCCAGTCCATGTTCGACCCCGAGGACATCTGGCAGCCGCACGAAGAAACTGGCGTTCTGGAGTTGGTTGGCAAGCGGTTCATCCTGAGCGGCAGCAACGATGGCGCCTGGCGCGAGCGCATAGGCAACGCCGTGCCCCGCAAGGCCGGAAAGGCCATCGCCGACGTGATGCTCAGCACCCTGATGCTTTCCGAAATGGGCGAAACCTTCACCCTCAACAGCATGCCGGTCTGGTGCCGCCCGCTCGCGATGGCTATCAGCCTGAGCCGCCCGGAGGTAGACCATGGCTGACCAGGCCGACCGCCAGCACATGCTGGCATGCGAGGCCCGGTACTGGCTCCGGCGTGGGTACACCACGCCGGAGAAAGTCACCGAGCTGAAAGAGACCCTCTACAAGAAGCGCGGCGAGGAAGCCGTCACCCAACTGATCGAGGAAATGCGCAGGCAGTGGGGTAGCCGCCATGAGTGGCAGGGGGAGCCGCATGAGTAACAGCAGGCGCCAAGAATACCGGAGCGGCGATTCTCGGCGGTGGTCACCAGCCTCCGGCAGTACACTTGGGGGCAGTCCATGACCGAAACTTCCAGCGTGCTGACCTTCGACGACCTCAAGCGTATCACCGGCTACGTCCGGCGGGCCGACGTGGAGCGCGCCCTGCACGAGCAGGGCATCCGCATTTTCCGGGGCCGCGCAGGCCCCTGGACCACCGTGGAACTGATCAACCAGGCCGGCGGGCTGCGGCCAGCGCCCCAGGAGCAGTACGGCGTCGAGATTCTATGAGGCGATCCAGGAAGCACAATCCCAACATCCCCCCGCACATTGACCAGGCCGCTATCCCAGCGGCCGTTTTCTTTGACCACCGCGGGAAGGGAATCTGGTACACCCTGCACCGCGATGAGGCCGGCCGGCAGCGCCGGCAGAACATCGCCAGCAGTTCGGCCACACTGGCCGAGTTGCACAAAATCATGGAGGTGCGCAACGGCATAGACCGCGAGAGCCTGAACCACCTGTGCGAGCAGTACCACGACAGCGCCAAGTTCAAGCGGCTCGCGCCGAAGACCCAGGACAGCTACACCTGGTCTCGCGACGTCCTAGTCAACATCCCCACCAAGCTCGGCAAGCCTCTCGGCGAACTGGCCGCGCGCAAGTTCACCCCCGCGCTGATCCAGCGGTTCATTGACCGGATCGCCGACGAGGGAACGCCGTCGAAGGCCGCCCATGCACTACGGTACCTGCGCCTGGTGATGCAGTGGGGCCGCAACCGCGGCTACCTGGACAACAACCCGGCCATGGGCATCGAGGCGCCGGCCGAGCGCAAGCAGCGCCGCCTGCCTTCCCATGAAGTGATGCAGCGTCTGATCGACCGTGCCCGCGAGCTGGGCCAGCTGAAACGCGGGCAGAAGGACGCGGTGCCGCCGCACCTGGGCTACGTCATGGAACTGGCCTACCTGTGCCGGCTGCGCGGCATCGAGGTCGTCACCCTCACCGACGCCAACGAGCTGGCCGAGGGCGTGCTCACCAACCGGCGCAAGGGCAGCCGCGACAACGTGGTCATCTGGACGCCCCGCCTGCGCGCCGCCTGGGACGCCGCCAAGGCTCGCCGTACCCAGGTCTGGAAAGCCCGAGGCACTGCGGTGCCGGTCAATCCCGAGAAGCGCTTCATCATCACCGCCGAGCAGCGCTTCGGCCTGCACGACCTCAAGCGCCGCGGCATCACCGACACCCCCGGCACCAGGGCCGACAAGCAGGAAGCCAGCGGCCACCGCGACGAATCCATGCTCGACATCTACGACCTGAGCGTCCCGAAGGTCGCCCCCTCCGCTCTCTGA